GATGAACATTTAATTTCAATCAGACACTATCCGCCAAGTTATCTAAAGTACACAGTACAAGGAGAATTCGGAATGAAACACGATATAAGATACGTTTTAGACTCCAAAGCGAAATAACGACCTCACCAAATCGATTCTTAGGTACTTTCAAAGAGTAAGACATATAGACAATCATCTTTAAAAGTATGTATAATGAATATAATATGCCTACGGAAAAATCGAAGCAAGACAATCAAGAACTTCAAAAAACGGAGAGTCAACAAATTTCTACAACGGAAGAACCAAAATTCAAGCCAACTAATAAGATGATAAAGTGGATGCTAACGACTTTTGAATTAGGTTTTGAAGCCTCACAAACTGAAATATCCGAAAAGTCCGGAGTTAGTCGAGATGCTTGGTATAAATGGTCGAATATACCGGCTTTTGTAGAATGGTGGGATAGTCAATGGCAACAGATTTTGAAACAAAACAGATGGAAATTGGATGCAATCGGATTAAAACAAGCAAAAGATAAGTATTCTTACTGGAAAGATATGATGAATCGCACCGGAAACATAATACCTGAAGCGGGTGTTCAGACTCAAGTAAATACCCAAATCAATTTACCCAATGCCAACTTGGAACGAATTACCAGATAAAACGAAAATAAGGTTAATGGAAGTGATGCAACAAGCCTCAACTGATCCGGTTGTATTCGTGAATAAATTTCTCTATACATTCGATCCGAAGCGAGAACCCTATCACTTGGAGTTTAACCTATTTGACTATCAAGAGGAACTCGTCAGAGAGCTTGTAACGTGTATCAGAAACGGAGAGGATATATTTGTCGAGAAGTGCAGGGAAATGGGCGTAACATACGTTACACTAGCCGTACTGCTATGGTTTTGGAGATATGTACCCGGCTCAAACTTCCTTCTTGGTTCACGCAAAGAGCAATACGTTGACAACCGAAGCGGAGCAAGTGATGGAGAGATTAAAAACAAAGAAGAATCACTATTCGGGAAACTGGCTTACTTCATAGATAGAATAGAAATGACCTTCCCTTATATATTGCCTCAAGGATTCAACAAGCGAAAGAACTTCAACTATATGTCTTTGGTTAATCCGGAGAATGGAAATGTTATATCCGGCGAGAGTGCAAACCCTAACTTCTCAAGAGGTGGTCGTCAAAAAGCAATACTGATGGATGAATTCGCTTTCTGGGATCACGACACAGACGCTTGGGGAGCAACAGCAGACACTACAAACTGCCGAATAGTCCTAACCACGCCGGGTATCAAGCCCTGCAAAGCAAAGCGGTTACGATTCGGCAAGGATGGCGAGGAGATTAAACTAATAACGCTTCCCTATACTCTTGATCCACGCAAGACTCCGGAATGGTTGGAGAAAGAACGCAAGAGAAGATCAAACGAGGACTTTGCCCGTGAGATTATGATTAACTGGGAAGTATCCATAACCGGCAGGGTGTACGAGGAAATCATCCTTTCCGAAGCTGGAGTATATCCATATAACCCCAACTGGCCGTTATATCAGACGTGGGATTTTGGAATGGATGGAATCGCTATTCAATGGTGGCAGAAGAACCTCACAAACGGCAAGAAACGCATTATTGAAGCCTACGAGAACAAAGACAGGCCGATTGAGTGGTACTTTCCCTTCACCGGTGCAGATATAGACAGTAAATATCAGTATTCGTCAGAGGATATAGAGGTTATCAATGCGGTCAAGATATTCAAGAAAGCAGTACACTACGGCGATCCGGATGTATCCAAGAGGTCTTTGGTAGGCGGTACATCAACCAGACAAGCCCTAGAAGCGGTCAAAGTGTATGTTCAGACAGATACCCAAGCTAACGATTTTGTATCCCGAAGGGAGAAAACCAAAGTAATGCTCCAAGACGGAATAGAGATAAATAAGACCAAAGGCACGGAATACTGGCTTGAGTGTATGAAGAACGCCCGTTACCCACAACGAGAGGAAGATAGCCAAGCCACGACTCCGGTTACACTTCCTATTCACGA